GGAATACGACCCTGCTGTCGATAAGGTTATCAAGAAAGAGGAGGGCCGTCGTACCATTACCAGTGCGGTCATCATCGACTACGACGCCTTCATGCAGGCCTACAGCATCGACTTCCGCCGTGACTACGAGGATGAATCCCCTGCTGCAGAATCTCAGCCGGCAGAGCCCCCTCAGGAACCCCAACAGGGCAGTCTGTGGCAGAAGGATGGAGATGTATTCTAATAAACAACGAATTATGGTGACACTCAAACAAATATTCCAGGTATTCGGGCATGATGCGAAGTGGGCACGATTCGCTACCGCGTCTGCAGTTCCCATGACTACTGTCTTCCTTCGCAAGTTGGGCGACCGTGATATCAAGACGCTGACCGACTTTGACATACAACTGCAACTGGCCATGAGCGAACAGCCAGAAGACAGAAAAGTGAAGGCTCGCGCCTGTATCGACCATCTCCGACAATGGGCAGAAGAGCAGGGCAAGCCGTTTGCACAGTCCGAACCTGAACCGAAGCCGAAAGCAGAGCCAAAGCCCAAGGTAAAGAAGCCAAAGGCAGAACCAAAGCCAAAGATCAAGAAACCAAAGGCAGAGCCAAAGCCAAAGGCAGAGCCAAAGCCAAAGGTAGAGAAACAGCCAAAGGAGAAACGCATCGTGAAGCGTTGCGAGAAGGCTGGCGACCAGCAGGCTATTCGCCAAGACCTTCAGCCGTTAGACCCCGAGGCATGGCAGGATGACCAGCGAAAGCGGCGCGGTACCACCTACCACGACACCGCGTCCAAAGGCTGGAAGAACGGCAAGCGCGTGTTCAGTGACCGCTGGAGGGCTGACATCATGATACATGGTGTACGCTACCGCTATCGAGCCGAGACCCGTCAAGAATGTGCCGAATGGCTGAAGGCCGTCACATCGAAGAAGATTATGCCCACCGACAATAAGGCCGACTGGTGGCGCATGGAGCAGCACAAGGATGAAGAGGCGCGCATCGACGAACTCGTTGTCAGTGCAGCCGAGGAAGCCCACATCGTGTACGAATACCGGCAATCGGGCGACACTCAGATACTCTACGACTATTGCACCAAGGCCCTGCTGCCTCACATGGTATATTATTGCGCCCACACCCTGCGTTTAGGACGCGATCGTACACTGACCGCCTCTCGTCAGGCCGTAGGACTTATCCTGACCAAGATAGTCGGAGGCCGACCCGTCACCAACATCACCTTCACCTGTAAGCGAATGCTCCGAACCTATGCCTCGCGTGGTGATTTCTGGTATTACGACAAAGCCCCAGAAGCGGTGAAGCTGATGGTGAACCGTATCGACATGTCGGCCCTCGCAGAACTCTACAAGGTGACTAAGGACAGACGAATATAAATCATTGTTACAAATAATCTTATAGTTTAGTTTTCTGTATTCGGGATAACATTTCATTCTTTCTCGGTCAGAGGGAGCCCGTCGTGATGACGCGCTCCCTCTTTTTCTGCAACTACGTTAGTATTTCCCCCGCTTCGATAAATTTTACATTTTCTCTTTCCAAAGAGACATGAAAAACCCCCGTACCCCCAAATTTGTACAAAAAACCTCTAAAATATAGTTATGAAAAATATTTTTCGCAAAAAGTGCGTCCTACCGTCCTACCGTCCTACAAAATGCGTTTTTCAGACTACCCACGTTTTGAACAATTTCCGTCTATCTTCCTATATATCAATAACTTATAATAAATATAATATAGATATAGAATATGTAGGACGGTAGGATTTATGTAGGACGATGTAGGACGGCGGAAAATTCTGTAGGATGGCGGCTGGAGAGTGTTAAGAATCCTAAATTGACCAAAAATCACCCCTTTTTGGGGGTTTGTAGGACGGTTTGTAGGACGTGTAGGCGGCTTTGTAGGACGCTCGTAGATATCAAAAACGTTAAAGTTTTCCTTTAATAAGTTGGTGTATTCGATTATTTTTCATATCTTTGCAGCGATAAACCCTAAAAACCAAAACATGTTTGTAGGACGGTAGGACGAAAAACGCAAAAAAATAAGCATCCCAATGAGCATCTGGAAAAAACACTCTCAAAATGGAATTGCCTCCATCAGGATAGAACCCTATCTTGCGGAGTATGCAAAAAATTGCTGGGGCAGTGCGCGAAGAAACGGCGCAATAAAAATTCCTTACACCTCCGAGTTTTACCACCTGGTGTATGAACTGATGGCCAAACCATCTGCAAATGCACACGAATGGACGGACACCAATCTGGACATCGTGCTGCCCCACCGGACCCAGTGCGAAGATGGAGTTCTGAAGAACATCCGCTACTACTATTACCTGTCGCCCAAGTCAGCCCTCAAGATAGAGCACTGGCTCAGACGCCGGTTCAACTTCGAGTTCTACGGCATCATGATGGACAATGAGATGCAGGGACGCCCCGTGAGCAACCTCGAGGTGGTGCGATCGTTTATCCGGAGTCACGGATTGGAGAGCATTACGGAAGACGCTCTGATACGCAGTTTCCGACGCTACAGGCACCGTGCATACCCCAAAAAAGTGAGGAAATATAAAAAATCGCTGAAATTTAAGAAGAATTAACGTTGTTCAAACGGTATGGATTGTCCCTTTTAAAACGACACCAGAGGTTATAAGGTTGCAGGTTGGAGGTTATAAGGTTACAGGTTGGAGGTTATAAGGTTACGGGTTGGAGGTTGCAGGGTTACGGGTTGGAGGTTGTAAGGTTACGGGTTGGAGGTTACAGAGTATAGCCTTTGTACTGCCAGGCTTATGGATTACCTTTGCAGTGCTTATTATTTATAAATGTATATAATACTATGTCACAGAAAGTACAGATCTACAAAAACCTGAACGATAAGTCGCTTGCTTACGGCAAGTACTACGTTCGCCCTGTTTACGATAATCAGTTTATCACCACCGAAGCTCTGGCAGCCTTCATTCAGACCCAGTGTACTGTCAAGCGAAGCGATATCAAGGCCGTGCTTGATGAGTTGGGCTCAGCCATGAAGCACTTCTTTGAGATGGGGCAGAAGATCAAGATTGACAACATCGGTGTGTTCAAGGTAGGTGTCATCAGCAGTCCCAGTGATACCAAGGAAGCGTGCAGTGCCAGCAATGTCAAGTCAGCCCACGTCATCTTCAGTCCTGAGACAGTCAGTGTGCCTAACGGTAAGACCAGCGAGGCGCGTGCAGCCAAGATTGTCAATGGTGCAGCTGTTCTCGTGACACGTCAGGTGCGCGGTTTCAATCATCCCGCCGTCATGCTCCAGGATATCCGTTTCGAGTTGGCCAAGGATTCCGAGAACAGCAGCGTGAACACCGATACCACGACCCATAACAGCGGCGGTAATGCCCCAGGACCCAGTGCGGAAGGATAGGAAAATTGAAGAGTTGAAAAATTGAAGTTATGAAAGAATTCAGTCAGCATATCCAGATAGTACCATTGGAAGGATCCGTCACTGATGCTTTTGATTTGATGGCACGTGAACCCTTCGAATTGGAGTTCACAGCAGATAGTGATGACGGCGGTACCTACTGGAACTGCAGAAAGCAGATCGTCTGTGACCTACCCGATGCCGTGGTACGTCAGTTTTTCCGGTACGAGCGAAGCTGTCAGGTGAAAGTCTGGGATAACAGCGGTGCCTGTCATGTCATCGGTGACAGCGACATGCCCGCCCGTGTGATGCTGTCGCCTATGCTGCAGTCAGCCACCCTCACTATAGCGTGCGAGATGGTACGGAATCCTCTCTCGCTGTAGAGTCCTTTCAGTTATATATATAATAATGTATATTTGCAACATCATGAATGAGTTACAACATATCCTACTGAGCGACATGCCACTGCTGATATCGACCGACGGTTACCGCCGGCTGATGGTGGAAGCCTTTCCGATGACGCCCTCCAGTTTTCTCTTCCAACCCAAGAGCTATCAGGACCAGGTGAAGGAAGTGGTGCAGCAGTTCCCCGAGGAACTCCGCCTGACCGTTGACTTCTCTTCGCCCGAACTGAAGGAAGGTTCGGTGGCTTATCACCGTATCTGGGGCGTTGTCACCGCCGAATCCAACTGGAGATTCTCCTCGAAGCAGTTGGAAAAAGACCTGCTGGCAGCAGAACAGAACCCGCAAATCACCAGCCACTTGCTACATATCAACTCACCAGGCGGCGAGGCTTATTACCTCGACCGCCTCAGTGAGACATTGCGTAAGTTGGAGAAACCCGTTATCACGCTCTACGAGATGGCGTGCAGTGCAGCCTACTACATCGGCTGTCACGGTCAGAAGGTATATGCCACCACCCTGTTTGACTTCGCAGGCTGTATCGGTACCATGACCTCTTTCTACGATTTCCAGCCGTATTACGAGAAACTGGGTATCAAACTGGTGGAAGCCAAGGCTGACAATAGCGATCTGAAGAATAAGATGTTCGACGATCTGCGTAAAGGTAAGCCTGAGCAGTATATCAAGGAAGTACTCAATCCGATGAACGACGCGTTCCTGCAGGAAGTCCGTCAGCAGCGCAAGAAACTGGCAGACCTTCCCGACGATGCCCCCGTATTGCGAGGTGAGACCTTCTTTACGGATACTGCTGAAGAGATAGGACTGTGTGACGGTCAGCGTACCTTGGAGCAAGCAGCTCAGGAATGTGCGGAACTGGGACGCAAGTGGAGCGAGACCACCCGTAAGAAGCAGGCCGTTTACAATGCCATTTAGGATGCCATTTACAACACCATTTACAATGCCATTTAATTGATAAAGTTTGTTTTAGTATTAAATTGTTTAGTCTATGAATTGGAAAGAAAAACTGAAGACTGTGTTGGAGGCCTTAGGCTTCACCAGTAAGTTTGATGAGAAAGCTCTGACCAACGAGGAGTTCCAGCAGGTATGCGAAGCCTACCAGCGTGACTACAAGGTGACGCTGCAGGATGACATCAACGCTGAAGCGGCTCAGGTTCAGAATGCTCAGCAGCAGGAGTTGCTGAACAACATCTATGCAGCTGTTGTCACCGCCGGTGGTGAGCAAGCTCCCACTACCGAGCAGCAACAGCAGAAGCCTGCCACCCAGCAGGGTATCATCGACGCCATCAACGCGTTGGGTGCCAAGATGGGTGAGATGGCTAAGCGTCCTGCCGAGGATAAGCCCCAGCAGCAGGGCAAGGCTATCGTCGTGAGCCTGCATGGTTTCGGCAATACTCCCGAGTATCTGTTCGGTGCCCAGGCACCTATGTACGCCATGGACCTGCGTTGGAACAAGATTGCAGCCAACCCTGCAGCAGCTGCTGCCTTGGGTGAAGCCTCTCAGGAAGATGAGCGTAAGTTCTATCAGGCTGCCCGCGAGTACGGCATCTCGCTGATGAAGCGTATGCAGTACCTGGTGCAGAACGGCATGACCGATGTCAAAGCTTTGGCTGAGGGTCAGTTCTCTACCAATTATGAGGGTGTTGACAACCTGGGCGATATGGGAACTCAGTTTACCGTTCGCCGTCAGGATGCCATCATCGCCCGTGTGCTCTCTACCCGTCAGATGACCGACTACTTCCCTGTTCGCTATGGTATTCAGGATAACGACGTTATCTTCAATGCCTTCTTCGGTGAAGTCAGCCAGGCATGGCAGGAAGGTGAAGTCTATAAGGGTGGCATGAAGATCGAAAACGAGCGCGGCTACGTTGACGATGCGATGATGAAGATGAAGTGGGGTCCCATGAAGGAGCTGGAGCGCAAGTATATCGGTTATCTGAATACTTCTGGCAGCGATCCTATCAAGTGGAATATGATTGAGTACCAGTTGCTCAACAGCCTGCTGACAGCTCAGCGTGAGCAGAACATCCGTCGTGTACGTGGTGTTTATGTAAAGCCCGAGGCTGGTGTTGCAGGCAGTTATCTGACTGGTTCCACCGGTATTCTCTACCGTCTGATTGACTACGTTCACAGCAATAAGCTGCTCGTGACCGACGATGAGGATAAGGCTATTCGTGACTACACCGAATCAACCATGCTCACTGTTGTGAAGCTGTTCGTTGATGAAGTTCGCACTCATCTGGCAGAGGATGAGACGCTGAGTGGTAAGGTGCTCTATCTGAACGAGCGTCACAAGGCATGGTGGTTGAAGTGTATTCGTACCCAGTTCCATCTGGATACCGACTTCGCCGGTGTTAACTCGTATGCCAACGTCGTTCCCGACACCGAGGTGCCCATCATCTGGCTGCCTTACCTGGGCAATCTGAAGTCCATGATGATGCAGGAACCAGGCAACCTCCAGTTCCTGGAGTATCTGCCAGGTGAGATGATGGCTGTGAAGACCGAGCAGCAGATGGAGATGGTTCGTGCATGGAGCACCTGGAAGGAAGGTACCTCTGCAGCCTTTGTCGGACGCCATTTCGCTACCAAGGCAGAACTGGAGGCTAACGACTTCGAGTTCCAGCAGATTTTCCTCAATAAGCCATGTACGGCTCTCGCAGCAGGTGCTGTCAAGGCTGATGCCAAGAAGGGCTTCTGGTTCGAGACGGTTGCCAACGAAGCAGCTACCGCCCTTACCGACATCGAGGGTGCCAAGAAGGGTGTAGCCTACATCATCGAGTGTGGTGCTACTACCAATGCCACCACGATTGCCAAGGCCGACAAGTTCGCTGACATCAAGTCGGCATGGACTCCTACAGCCGTAGGCGACTATCTGATGGTTATCCTGAACACCGCAGGCGACAAGTTCCTGGAGCTGGAGCGCTGCGTGGGTGGTACCCGTACCATCAACCGTGAGCTGAATCCTCACTACGTGGGATAAGGGAGAGTTAAAGAATTGAAGAACTGAAAAATTGAAGAATTGAAGTTATGAAACATCTGTTAATACTGAGCACTGGGCTTTCCCGCAAGGGAGCCCAGTACGCCAACAAAAAGCAGCGTCATATGGTGACCTGCCTGTTGTGGATTGTTGCTATCTGTCTGATGCTGTGGTCGTGGTGTGAACCTGCCAGTGCTTCAGCCGGCTTTGGTATGTCACTGGCTACCATGGCCGTCATCGGAAGCATCGACGATGTGTCGGACCGTGACACCCACGGTTCGGAGATTGCCTATCAGGTGGTTCTGATTGCTACCGAACAGCTGGCAGATAAGTTTACTTTCCCTCAACCCGACAAAGACCGTATAGTGACGATTGGAAAGAGTATCCTGAAACAGGGAGAGTCAGCGCATTACTTCGAAGCGCATACCATTCCGACGTTGCTGTCGAGCAGTGAGAAAGGCGATGTGACGACCACCGGCACCAATACCTTTACCATCATCATGGGCGGAGACCGTACAGCCCTGAAGAATTTCATAGAGGAATATTCCGGAGGAAAGTTCATCATCCTATTCAAACACATCAAGGATACCGTATGGCATATCATCGGAGAGGCGGAGCGTCCCATGGTGCTCAATAACACCGAGACCAAGAATGATGCCGACGGTCGCTACTCGACGCTCACCTTTGTGCGCAATAGTGTATATCTGGACCTGCTGGTTGGCTGGACGGAAGGCGAGAGCATTAATAGCCTTCTGGAAGGTAACCCTGCAGTCAATCCAGGAGATTGAATCTAAACGCGGAAGATTATGTATAACGAACGTGAACGTTTAATACACCACCAGCAGCTGCTGTCCAAGGAGTCAGCGGCTGCTGACTTGCAGTTGCTGCAGCAGAAGAATCCGAAACACCCGCGACTGGCTGAGTTCGGTGTATCGCCTAAGCATCATGCAGGTGATATCCTCTTCGAGCTGCTGAAAGTATGCAGCCGCGATGAGATTGTGAAGAACCGACTGGCATTTGCCTCTTTGCCCTTAAAGACACCCTTAAAGACATCTGAAAAGACATCTGAAAAGACACAGGAATCTGAAAAGAAACCTGAGAAGAAGGAGGCAAAAAAAAAGACAGCAAAAAGCGGCTCTCCAAAGAAGGAGAATACCCAAAAATAGACTGGCTGAACCTTCAGGATCAGGATGTTCAGCAGGCTACCATCCTCTACAACGACCGCATCAACACATGGCGGCGTATGAAGCAACTCGACGAACTGCTGGAGACCAAACCCACGGAAGAGGCTGTCAAGGAAATGGCAGAACTGCGTATCCGGAATCTCCAGGCGTTCGACGAGTTGCAATCGTTTAACGACACAGGCAAGTTCCTCTGTAAGCACCCGCTGCTTGCAGGGCGTTCGGAAATCAACCAGCTCCGTCAGCTGTTGCACCGCGACCCCTCAGAATTCCTTCGCCGTCACAAGAACACGCTCGACAACATCCGTAGATATAAGAGCTATCTGAAACGTAAGGACCGCAAGGACCGCCGTCAGCAGGACCGTGAGGCTTTGGGACGCCATCAGGAACGGGAACGTCTGTTTCGCATGATACTTGAACAGGAAGGAAACAATCATGAGCAATCTTGACAACGAACTACTGAAGCGCATAGCCGATGAAGTGTCGGCTACAGCTGATGCCAAGGAAATCCTCGATAAACTGACAGAACTCAGCAAACAGGGCGATACCGACGCTATCGAACTGTTGGCAAAGCTCAACCAGTACGGGAAGGAAGTGAAGCTCAGAAAGGAACTGTTTGGCGTATGAAGAAAGAAACCTACTTAGAGCAGATAGGGGAGTTGCACCCCGACCTGTTAGCCGGTTTTCTGGCTACAGGCAAGTGTGATGCCATACCCGAGAACCTCCGAATGTTCATCCAGCAGCTGCAATGGGCTATCGAGACTTACGAGACAGAACGCAGTATCACCCGCTGTGCTACCAAACTGCGGCAGCGCATAGCTGCTGAGCAGCACATCAAGATGGAGCAGCGCACCGCCGTTGCACGTGTCTATCAAGCCCTGAATTTCTTCCATATCGATCAGAATGTGCCCATCAAGGTATGGGAAGCCATCTATGCCGACCAATTCGAGAAGATAGCCCAGTTTGCAGCCCTGAAGGGTGACCTGAAGACACAGGCGAAAGCCACAGAGCGTGCCCTGGAATGCCGGCGCCGTGCAGCCGAGATTGCCGATACCGACCGTTCGCTGGGTGTCACCATGCTGTTCCATGGCGATATCACACCGGAGTTGATGGGACTGGAAAAGAAGAGCCTGAAGGAAATTGCACGTAAGGATAATGACGGTGAATACCTGAAGATTATCAACCAGTTGCCGTTGGAATCGCTGGAAAAGAAGCGCATCCTCAGGGATGCCGATATTCAGGAAGCCGAAATCATCGAAGAACTATAAACTATGAACTATGAACTATGAACTATGAACTCTTCGAACAAACCTATCTGAACAGGGTGCAGATGCTGGCCAACCTGATTGACCCTAATATGCTATACTGTGAACTGGGACGTGCCACCGGTAAGACTGAGGGTGTGATGACGCCAAGGATTATCCGTGTGGCAGACTCGATGCCTGGAGAGTTGGGGTTTTTGGTGCATAAAACCTTCGTAGCCCTTATTGCGAACGTATGGCCCAATATCCAGGCATCGTTTGCCCGACCCGTCACCGTGGGCGGACAGACGCGTCAGCTATTGGAAGAGGGTGTCGATTACGTGGTTGGTACCGCCAACCTGCCCAAACACTTCCGCAAGCCCCGATATCCCATTACTTATGCCAAGCATTCGGTGGTATTCCGCAACGGGTTCCACCTGCAGTTAGTTTCGAGCGACCAGCCCGAATCGGTGGCAGGACGCAATGCCGTGCACGCCTTTGTCGAGGAGATGAAGCATAACTCAGGCGAAAAACTGCGTTCGCGCCTGTTTCCTGCTTTACGTGGAGGTTCAGCGGAAATCCGTAAAAGTCCTTATTATGCGGGAGTTACAGGCGTGAGCGACACCGCCCGTGTGGATTTGGGCGAGGATGCCTGGTTCGAGGAATACGAGAAGAAATGCAATCCGGAACTGGCCAGTGAGATAGCCACCGTTGCCCTCTATCTGAACAAACAGTTGCTCAAGATGACCATGGTGGAACAGCAGCTCAGGGAGACGAAGAATCCCGTCATGATGGAACAGTTGCGGTTGGAGCAGCAGAAACTGCAGCACCTGGTTAATATCTGGAAGCCGAGGTTGGCACGTATGCGCAAGAATGCCATCTACTACATCCGTGCATCCTCGTTTGCCAATAAGGATATCTTAGGACCTAAGTTCTTCCGCACCCAGTTGGAGACACTGGACATGGATGAGTTCCTGACCTCTATCTGTGCCGTCCGTCACCGTGAGGTGCAGAACCGCTTCTTTGTAGCCTACGACCGTCACCGTCACCAGTTCCGTGACTCCTACAAGGATGACTTGATTATGAAGCTGTCGCTGCAGGACCATTTCCTGTTGACAGCCCATTATCTGAAGCACTACGATGCCAGGGAGCCGCTTTACATGGGTTACGACCCGGGTAAGTTCTCCAGTCTGATAGTGGCTCAGCAGAAAGACTACGGTCAGCGACTGGACACCATCAAGGAGTTCTTCAGCTATGCCACCGACACGCAGGACGATCTGGCTCAGCAGGTGTACCAGTTCTTCGGGCATGATGCGTATAACAAGACCATCCACCTCTATCCGGACCGTGCGGGAAACAAGACACGTGAGGAACTGGAGCAGATAACCACCGACTCGCGCATGATGAAAGAGAAGCTGGAGCAGATGGGATTTTCGGTTATCCTCTATAACGAGAGTCAGGGTACCATCTACCACTGGCAACAGTACAAGTTGCTGCAGATGCTGTTTTCGGAGCAGTCGGATTTGCTTCCCCGCATCCGTGTGGATGAGAACGAGTGCAAGAACCTCTGCTCTGCCATCATGATATCGCCATTGAAGCAGGTGGGCGGTAAGATAGAACTCGACAAGTCGAGCGAACGGAAGCAGCGGCTGAAGAACCAGGCAGGACTGACCACCCAGTTGCCGTCGGCTTTTATCTACCTGCTTTATGGGCTTTATGCCGAGCAATGCCGGCAAGAACTGTCGAATTATCCCACGGATTTGCCTGATAATATCAGTATTTAGCCTGATATTTTCGCGGAGAGGCGCCATAATAGCTTTGTTTTGCTTCGATTGAAAAATAAAACGGCTGAAAGTCAGCCGATTAGACACAAAAGAAGTGAAAATCGCGAAAAACGCACGAAGGAAATCCGCACGCCCCGCTGGGAAGACGCTTTGATGTGCATGGGCCTATAGGCCTTGGGAAATATGAGTGTCCTTTCTGTTATATAATATAAGGTGTAAATTTGCGACATGGAACAGCAGACAGGAATAGAGTTGGACGGCATCAGTGCCATGCAGTGGGCAAGAGAGCTATCGAAGCTGCCTCAGGGCGACTTCACCCTGGTGTTCTTTCCCTACTCCAGACGGCGCGACATAGCCAGCGACGAGCCTGTGGTTAAGGAGCACTGCAAATGGCGAACGCAGATGCCTCAGGAAAAGATAGACATCGACAGCGACAACCTGCTGCTGTTTACCGACGGGGACGGAGAGCCCCGCATGTGCTACCGCATCCTGATACGCTATATGGCTTTCTCACAAGACGGATATAAACTTCACAAGATAAATTGGTTAGGAGATGAATGACTCAATAGAAATCTATGGCAACGTGGGCAACTACCAGATGGACGGCAACCTGTTGTCGTTCCAGTTGGGGGAACAGCTCATGAACGACGGTATGACGATGATGTTGCCGTCGGACATGCGACATTACGTACACGAACACCAGTGGTTGGGCGTGCAGGGTTATAACGTCTGTATGCGTGGGCATAACAATATGCTCATCGAGGAGGTGACGCAAGAGATCAAGCACAACCGGCTGTTGCCCCGTCTATACTCAAAGGAAATAAAAATGCTCTACGGACATGGCCATGTGTGCTACCGTCAGGTACTGAAGGATGGAAAGAAGGTGCGCGAATACGTGGACCTGCCAGAGGTGATGGACTGGCTGGCATCATGGCCCGACTACGGGATGCAGTCGGCTGAAGAGTTCTCGAAGACGAACATCAAGAACTTCTACTACTTTGGCGACTTCTTTGTGAAATGGCGTTTCTCCCGTGGCAAGCGTATCGGTATGGGGCTGCCCGTCAGCGGACTGGAGAACATGGAAACGAAATACTGTCTGCTGGCTACCCAGCGTCAGGACGTGGCTTACAATCTGGTGACCTATCAGGACTTCCGCCATGTGGCTGTGGGTAAATGGATGTTCGGACAGGGTGGCTGGAAAATCTATCCTAAGTTCGATTTCCGCGACGCCGACAATTATTTGTATGCAGCGATATCGCATCACCGCGAGCGTTCAGTGGATGAGTTCTACGGCGTGAACGAAACACATCAGGGAGCACGTCCCTATATTCAGGGTTCGAACCGCACGGCGAACTACATCAACTCGTTCCTGAAGAACTCGCTGGCTGCCAAGATACACATCATCGTACCCAATGCCTGGTTGCAGTCGAAGCGCACCCAGATTACCACCCTCTGCAAGGAGAATCAGAAGCGCAAGTCACAGAACCAGGAACTCATCAAGTACAACGGTATCGAGATTGGTACCGAGTATTCCGAGACGGTACTCATCCAGTATCTGCGTCTGGAACTCCGCAAGATAGGGCAATATCTCTCCGGAGAGGGTAACCAGGGCAAGGCCTATTCGACGGTCAGTTTTATGGACGCTCAGGGGCATACCCAGGAGTGGAAGATAGAACCCATCGACCTGAAGTATAAGGAGTATATCGACGCGCTCATCACCTACGACAAACGCACAGAACAGGCGCTGTTGTCGAGTGTCGGACTGGATGCTGCCATCAGTGCCGTGGATAAGGAGGGCGTCATCTCGAAGTCGGGAAGCGACGCCTATTACAACTACCTCATCTACATCATGTCGCTCACACCGGAGGATGAAATCTGTGCTGAGCCCCTCAACTGGGCTATGCGTATGAATTTTCCAGATCTCTACCGTCAGGGCTACCGCATCGGTTTCTACCGTGAGGTACCACAGCGACAAGAGAATATTGAACCCTCGAACCGATTAAACAACCAACAGGCATGAAAATAACCGTCCTATTTCCGACATTAGCAGCCTTTACAGGTTATGCACCAGGTGTTGACACCAGTCTTTCGCTCAACGACATGCAGGCTGCTTTCAATACAGCGTGCAAGCGTATCCAGTCGGTACTGACCGTACCGGTATTCAACGTGGTAGTGGGAATGACCGATGAAAATAACATCATCGAGCCCCTGCGTATAGCGACAGCCAACATGACACTGAACATACAGCTGGTATTCGATGCCGTGAACCGCCGTAAGAACGACGTGGATGTGTATAAGTACGAGCTGGAGGCGATGAAGCGCAGTTATACCGAGAACTACTATGCAGCCATCGACACCCTGTTGGCAGCCATCATGCAGGCGGCTGCTGACAGCGATCTGGGAAAGGCATGGAAGGATTCGCGGTACCAAAAGCTGATCGGGAGTTGTAAGATACGGACCGCCGACGATTTCGACGCCATCTATCCTATCGACGGATCGCAGCTGTTCTTTTTCCGCACACTGCCTATTCAGAAGGAAGTGATAGACAGCAGAATGGAGCCTTATTTCGAAAAGTCTGCAGGCAACGAACGTATAACGGACATGCTGCACCTGGTACTGGCCAAGAAGGTGGTGGCTATTGCCTTGCGCCGGTTCGATATCCTGGAATGTCCGGCTACCATCCGCAATCTGTTCGACGATTCCACCGTCAGCGGACAGCGTAAGGATGAGCGCGAACAGGCACAGGCACTGGCTGACCAGTTGGACCAGGAGTCCGACCAGCTGCTGGAGACTATCGACACGCTGCTGACAGCCGACACCAATCTGGATATCAGTTCTATGTCGGCATACAACAGGCCAGAAGACAATATTGTGATGATGCCGTGATGAAGAATTGAAGGATTAAAGAATTGAAGAATTGAAGAATAAGATTCATATATCAGTAAAAGGCAAGGATTATGATATCCCCAATTCGTGGGATGCGATGACACCCGAGGTATTTTGCCGCTTTGCCCACTATCTGCGAAAAGTGGAGATGGGCGAAATGGCAGTGGGTATGCTGCGTATCCATGTGCTGTGTGACCTGATGGGATGGAATCTGCATAAGATGCGCGACGAAGAGCAGCTGGCGAATCTGGTGGTGCTGTCGGAACAGATGACCTTCCTCTTTAAGATACAATATCCCGATGATAACGCTGCACTACAGACACTCACCGATGAAGAGTACAGTCAGGCTATCCGCATAGAACCGGAACACCTGAATATTCCCCAGCGGGAACAGCTGATGCAACTGGATTACCATTACCTGCCCGACCTCTGTTTCTTCCGTCAAATGATACCGACATTGAAGGTAGGCGGTATGACGTATTTCGGTTATAAGGCGGAGATGAGCCATGACAGTCTGACTACATCGCTCACCGCCTTGCAGTACATTGAAGCACACAGTCTGCTCAGCAAGCCCAAGAGCCTGCCACTGCTGGCTGCCATCCTGTATGCCCCTGAGCCCTACAGTTCACAACAGGCTCATGCCATGGCAGCAGATTTCGAACAGTTGGATGCCGCGACGTTGCAAGCCGTCCGGATAAACTTCGAAGCCGTGAACAGCTTCCTGTTTCAGAAGACGGACTTTTCTCTGCTGACAAAGTTCGAGAAAGGCAAGGCGAAGGCTATCAGTACCGACTGGACCGATGCGCTCTACGACCTATCAAAGGACGGACTGGGCAACGCGTCGGAGGTGGAGCAGCTGAACGTGCTCACCTATCTGCGCATTCTAAGAAAGAACACCATCAACAGCGTACGACAGTTGCACGGCATGAAGATGGAACTGGACAAGATTGCCGAGGAAACAGGATTGCCGATAGAAATCATAACCAAAATCATTTAGATATGGTCATACAAGATTTATTTCTATACTTCGCCAAGTTCCCAGACAAGGACGGTGTGAAAGCCATGGCCACCATGGGCGCGTCGGACATGCCCGAATACCAGCAGCTGCTGGATGCGCTCGATGAACTGCCCGATACATCGCTGGTACCGGACATCAAGCACTACGTTTACGGGCAGACCTTCGAGGATTTGCAGCAGCGTGTCAGCCGGCTTTTCGGTTCGTGGCTCTATGCCGACTATGGGGAGTTTACGATGCAGAACGAACAGGGCTCTCTGGAGGTGACACAGCGGGTGGCTGTGACGGTGGCAGTCAAGCCCCAGCAGACCAGCGATATGCTGGAGCGTATCATTGCCAGCGATCGCGCCCTTGAACTGCTGTCACAGGTACAGGCCCACCTGATGGCGGACTGTGACGCAGGACGCCTGAACTGGCTCGCACGGGGCAACCTGCAGAAAATGGAGGTAGTTCCTTTCGTAGCCTCCGAACTCAGCAGTTATGGGTGGACACTGCTCATCGACGCTACCGC